CTTGCAGTAGCTTTAATGTATATAGTAGTTCCAAAATCAGACGAAGTTATCGGAATGGTTGCCCCTGCATCTGAATAAACGCCTATTTCTAATGTAGCACCTGAGCCTCCACCTATTGGTCTTGTTAAAATTGATGGCATAGCTTATTGGTTATAGATTACCACACTTCCGATTGACATTGTAATTGCTGTAATAGCATCACTCGCAGGCACTACGATGTACGCGCCTGCCTTTACAGTTGCTCCGGTCAATCCAAAGTCTGCGAGCGCATCAACGCCACTTACTTCAAACGTAGTGAACACCGTGTCTTCCTGCGCTATAATTGAATAGCCTTTCAATGATGTGAATGCGCCTGTGCCGGTCAGCAATTTGCAGCCTCGTGTTCCAATTAATTTTTGTGATTCGGTCATCTTTTAATTTTTAGCTTGTTGGTATTTGGCAGCGATCATAGGCAAATGGCTGCGTAATTGACAGCACACATGAATGGCCGCTAACTTTATCTGTGAATCTTTCCGTGAATGGTTCGAACTGAACCGATGTTTGAATGCTCAACTGCTCGGTGTGCAGCTGTCTGAAGTAGGCCACGAAATCCATCAATATTAAGATTGTATCACTCATCACTTCGTGTTCATTTTCTTCTCCAGGCAGAACTCGGTCCATGCAAATCAGTCTGATGTCATAGGTCAATGTCCGTTCCGTTACAGATGCACCTTGTTCAATTGCCCATAGAACAACATAATCCAATTCTTCTGGCTGTAATTCCCACACATCACCTTGGCCGTACTGCTTTACTTGCAGATGGCTTTCGGCCTGTGTCCGAATTATGTCGAATATGTTGTTCAGTGTGTACAAACTGCTTCAGTTTTTCTAAGTTCTTCTTGTTTATTCCCTTTGCCATCAGTAGTCTATGTAACCATCTCTGTATTTGTCTTGCAAACTTCTGACCTTGTACCTGTTGCCCAGGAAGATGCCTGTGCTGTAGACATCCTTCTCTGGAAGAATGACATCAAGACCAGAATCTGGTGATTGATACGCAGGATAATCTGATGCATTTTCGCAAAGGAATCGCACCAATCTTTCCGTGTACCATTCTGCTTTATCACGATACTTTCGTGATATGAAGTTAATTTCATCCAAGGATGACACAGATGCATTTTCGCTGCTCTGTTGCATCAATCCCTTGTTCAGAAATTTGTAGCTAATGGCAGTTGGTGCCTCAGATTCAATCCAATAACGCAGACATGGCTGAATGTAGTCATCCAACAAGGTCTGATTTGCAACAGTCAATGTGCTGTTTATGATCTGCGTCTTGATTTCACCATACAATGTACTGCCTAACTTGGGCTGCACATAGATGTCCTGGCACATGATGATGATAGGCCGCAGATATTTGAAGTCAATGTTTTCGTGAAGCAATGTGCTGTCCTTCAGATAGCTTTCAGATATGAATAAAACAGGTGTTGCCATCAGTTCGCTTGCTTAGTGATTAGAACTTGCCGCCATTCGTGTCTGCAATGGATTGATTTGCCCCACCATCCACCGCCACGATTCCATACATTTCGTCCTTGCTGCATTCCCAATGCTTGGATTTCTTCCAAGGTCCAGACCTTTCCTGTGTAGTTCGGACCAATTTCTTGAACTTCATCACTTCGCCAATCTGATGGTCTGCTTTCACGCAGCAGGTCAATGCAAAAATCACGTGATGTTGGAATGGTCAATGCTTCGCCTTTCTGCTTTAATTCTGGTCTTAAATCATAAACGTAACCGATGCCAAATTCTTCTTCAATCGGTTCAATTTCATCAATGATTCGCTTGCCTTCCTTGGTCACTTCAACAACTCGTTGTGTGCTTCCTTCTATTTCCTTGATAAGAATGGAAATGGCATTGGCTTCATTCAATGCTTGAATTGCTGCCATCATTCGTTCAATGCTGATCTGCAAACTTCTTGCAATCGCAAGAAATGGTGTTGATGGTTCCTTCACCAAGATGTCCAGAACAGCAGATTCAATTGGTCCAATTTCTGCAAACCAATATTTCAAGCATTCAGCTTCGCGGATTTGTGCAGTTTCAAATGAATCGAATTGGAATCTTCTGTCGGCCACAACCTTGTAGTCAAAACTTCCTGTGTTTTTTAGGTATTCCAAAACACGTTGATCATCTTCCTTGCTGTCGGATGATTTGCAACAGATGTGTGCTGATGCTTCAATTTCAACCTTCTGTTCTTCTTCTAATTTTGGAAGACCAACACGTTCACGGATTTCATTCGCTGTCATCACAGACACGATGGTACTTTCAGAGAACTGAACACTGATTGGTTCAGTGTCGGAAATGGTCAGTCTTCCTTCCAGACCTTGCAATGCTGCCAAATCATTGAATGTTCTTTCAATAAACTGCTGCCTTGCGTTCACATAGGTGTTCTGAAATAATTCAAAGCTGTCAACCAATTGGTTCCTGCTGCTGAATATTCCTTCTTCTTTGATGCCGAATAATGCAGGATCACTTATCTGATGCCCTGCGTACAATTCCTGCTGAATCGTCTTGTTCAACAAATCGAATCGCTTATCAAAGTCATTACTATTCAGCTGTTGAATGTCCGCTGAACGCTCTTTGGAATCTGCAAAATTCAGAAGAATGCTGTTGGCATTGTCCGTTCCTGTGAACTTGGACTTCACCATTCGTTCAATTTCCGCTTGCTCCTCTTCGGTCGGGATGCCAGAATTGAAGTTTAACAAAGTACCTGCCATGAAGCCATTGGAAATTCCCTTGTTGAAATAGTCACTTACTTTTCTATCAAGGTCAATGTAGTTGATTGCACCAAGGTATGATGGCAATGGATAGTATTTGCAATTAGGCTGATAGCTTTTGACATACAACAACTGCTTGCCACCTGGTTCACGCCAATTGAATGCTTCTATTTCTTCAACTTCTGGATTGCTCTTCTTCCAATCTTCAGAATAGTAGTACTTGGTGCCATCTTCTGAAACACGATACTTTGCAAAGTCTGCGTGATAGATGGCTGCTATCTTTTCACCGATACTGTCATAGATCACTTCCAATGCATAGCCACCATACAATTCCAGGTCATGTGCCACCTTCACCAAGATGTCATCCAATGATTCGTATGGATTCGGATACTTGACAAACTGCTCCATTTTGGCTTTCATCACAGTTGTCATTCCATCCGTGTCAATGGACCATCCACGTCCGCAGATGTAATCACGTTTACTGTTTATGATGGCGTGATGCTTTGCGCTGTTCCTGTATAATTCCAACAGGAAATCAGGATAGCGATTTTTAAATTCGCCTTCTGAACCATAGAGAATCCAATCCTTGCCACGCTGTTCCTTGAATTGCGGAACCACGTTTGCTTCAAATTTCAATATCGAAAGACTATTCGCCATAGACTGTGTAAGTTTGGTTGCCACCTGTATATACTTCAGATGTTGCAGGTGTGCCAATGACCTTCACGATTCCTTGTTCCAGAAGATTCAATCCCGTTGGATCAAGATTTGATGATGAACTGTTGGCATAGATGTAATAACGCCATTGGCCATCATTGCCCAACTTCACTTCACCGGCTGTTGGTGTTGGTGTTCCAGGACCAACTTCTGTGATTTCGAACTTGTTGAATCTGTTCGGAAAAGCTGATGTGTCCTGCGCCACGCAATATTGCACACCTTCTGTTGTGTCCGATTTCAATTCAAACAGATAGTAAGTTGCTGTGCCATACTCGGATAAGGTCACAGCCACTTCATTGGCGCTATTTCGTTCGATATTTATCAAACTGCAAAAACTACATATTCAATGTCCACATCTGCCGTGTCAGCTTGCGCACTTATCACGTCAATGTCCACGAATGCGCTGAATGCACCTGGAGTAGCATCTGCATCCATGCTTCCTGTAGACAGCATGAATGTGGCACCTGCGTCAACCTTAACGTCTGCCGTTGCGCCTCCACTTTTCTTGAATCTTACCCTTAGGAAGTTGGTGTTGTCCAAGTTGGTGATGCGGATGTAGCGAATTGATGAACGGATGAACTTACCCTGGCCATTGTTGCTATTCAATTCGATGATGTCAATTTCATTTGCGGAATCAATTGTCATCACACGCCTGTCAGCTTCTGCAATGTTTTGAATCGTTCGTGTATGTGAACCGCCACGATCAACGCCACCTAACGTCAGACCTTCTGAAATGGTGATTGTTGCCGTACTTGGAGTAACTGTGCTTGCCATGTTTGTGTGCTTTTCTTTAAATAGCAAATAGTTCAGATTGTGCCAAAACGAAGAAAGGTGCAGCAGTTACGCCACACCTTCCTAACACAGAGAGAGAGAGAAAAGAAAAGTTCTTAGTTGCTTACGGATGCAATCATTGCATCAACAGTTCCAGAAATTGGGGCAAGTTGCAATGCCATTGCAGGCTCCATTCCAGAGAATGTCAACGTGTAACCTTGCAAATCACCAAATGCTGTTCCTGTTGCTGCTGTTCCGGCTGAAATTTCAAGGCCATTGGCTCTTCCAACTACAAATGTGTTTGGTGTTTCATCGTTAGTTGTGTACATGATCACAACACGATTCTGCGCCAACAGCTTTATTTCATCACGTGTAGATGCAGCCAACTTAGGAATAACGATGGTCACTTCTGGTGCGTAGTATACGGTGCCATTCTGTATGGATGCCGTGATTGTTTCCGTAACTGCTGATGTTTCCTTCAGTTGTTCGTATTGCCAGAAGACTGCTGATGCAGTTGCAAAGGCAGTAATCTCGCCACCGCTGACTGTTTCGCCAAGCGATTCGTAATCAGCTAAACTTGCAATGTACAACTTTCTGATTCCACCGACACTGTCGCGGCAAGGCAGAAGTAGGTTCTGGGTGAGAGGGCAGCTCATTTGCTAATTGTGTTTTAAGTGATGGTGATGGCATTTCTGCCACCACCTTTTGAATCAATTCAACGCAGATTAAACTGCTACTTTACCAACTTGGTCAGGGAACGCAACAGCTGTACCCATGATAAATTCGCAAGCCACACGGATAGTTCTGTTGTCTTTGCTATACCATACTTCAAGACCTGCATCAGATGTGTCAGTATCAAGATCAAGACCAAGAACAAGGTTGTTCAATGAAGCACCATAAACTCCGTTCAATCCGGTCAGTCCATTCACACCGATAACTTCAATGTTGGTTCCAGGATATACAAGTCTGAATGGATCGAAGTTTGAACCATAGTTTGCAAGCTGTCCGCCTGTTGAAGTCAATCCGCTGCCATCGAGAAGACCTGCGGCCATTAGGCGATATTTGTCCAGACCGCAGAAAATTTTGAAGTCCTGCTGTGCAACAGCAGCTGATGGTGACAACGCATAAACACGCTGAACTGCTTCAACCATGTCGGCAACGGTCAATGGTGAAGATAGTGTTGATCCATTGTATGCTGCTGTGTTGCAGTCTGTGAATGATGCAGCATTCTGAAGAATACCATCGAACATATCAAGGTTTGTTCCAGAAGATCCTGCGCCATCACCTTGCCAGATGATTTTTTCAATTTCGTCTTGAATCTTCTCAACAAGGTAGTTGCTGAACACTTCTTCGAATGGCATTGAATCTTGGATTGCTCCAGGTGCCAACTGAGTAGACAAATAGTAGTTCTCCAATTTTTTCGGACAGAACTCCATATTGATCTTCACGTGCTTTGCATCGATTGTCTGTTGTGTGAATGTCACATAACCATCAGCAGAGAACGAACAAGCTGCACCCGCCTGCGCCATGGACACATCAACATCCATAATATTGACAGTAGTCGGTCCTTTGACTCCCACTTGTTTTCTCATAAGTTCAGCAGTTCGTCCACCTGCCAATGCTTTGGTCAGCAATGGGAATTGCTGCTCCTGGACGAATGGGTTTAACGCACTTACATCAAATGCCATGATTTCTTTGTTTTATAGGTTAGTTTTTTTTATTACTTCTTCAACGCTTTTCTCATCTTCTCAACCAATTCTTCTTGGCTTTGAGATCTGCTGAATGGATTGTTGACCTTCTTGGTCGGTTCAACTGACGGCTTTGCTGCCATCTTTTCCACGATGTCAGTGATCAAGCCAATAGCCTTTTCCATCTCATCGAACCTTGTGTTGATCGCCTCAACGGCATCAGCAGATGCAAATGATTCAGCTGCAATGATGTCAGCAGCAATTGCCGCCATCTTCACTTCAACATCAACTTCTTCTGCTGCCATTTCTTCAACAACTTCTTCTTCAGCAGGTGCTTCTTCTTCAGCAGGTGCTTCTGGTTCAATCACTTCAACGATGATAGCACCTTCAGTTCTGATGATTGTGCCATCTTCAAGTTCGTGATCACCATCTGGCGCATCAATTTCATTGGCTGCTTCATCGATTACCTTGACAGATGCGCCAACTTCAACAGCAGGCTCAACACGGACAATGGTGCCATCCACTAATTTTCCATCAATGAATGCAGCTTCAACTGTTTCTTCTGTTTCAGTTCCGAAAAGAATCTTCTTGATCTCTGGCAATTTTTTGCCAACCAATTCTGAAATGTTCATGCTTGTGCTTTTTTGTTAAATAGACAAATGTCTGATGTGTGCCATTTAGCTGTTCACGGATGTCATCTGTTCACGATTCGTGAACACATGAACATCACTTCTGAATGGCATCAATGACTGCGTCAATCACTTCCTGATCCATTGTCATTTCCTTGTCTTCTCGAAAGATGCCTTCAACTGAAAAACCTTTCAGCATATAGCCATCGTCTTCCTTTATCTTCTTCCAGATTTCGTCATTCTCCACACGCATCGAACCGAACCAACTGCCTTGCGGAACATCTTGGAATCCTTCCGGAACACCTTTGACATCATCAACAATCCATGATTCGAAAATAAACACATCATCCACAGGTGTTTCGTGCATCTCGTTGACTGCCTTCGTCAATCCATTCTTCATGAACTTGTATACGATTTTGCGTATGACATCTGCCGTGAACACAACATACCATTCCTGATCATCCCATCTTCTGTAAATTGGAAGCGATGCAATCATGAACGGACCGGTTATGATACGCTTTTCTTCGTCCTTCACTCTGAACTTGTAAGGTTCCTTTACCTTAGAAAAGGCCATGAAATCACGTTCAATGGCAGGTTGATCAACCAATGACACCATGTCCACTCCGCTTTCATCATCATCATCTATGGTCAAATAGACCAAAGGAATTTTTTTGTCTTTTTCCATTGTTATCCAGTTAAGCCAAATGTGGCTTGGTTTTGTATTTGTTGAATGTTTTCCTGTGATCCTGAAAGTTGCGATTCCACAACGAACGCTTGGACAGGTGCCAACTGTGCTGCTTCTGCATTAGTGATTTCAGTTGTGCTTGTCGTAACAGGTGCAATTGATGGTGCTGATGGTGCGCTAACAGTTGATGCGCCACCGCCACCTGGTCCAGGAACGCTGTTCAGAATTTGAATACCTTGTGTAATTGTTGCTGCCACGCCACCAATGATGGTTGCCAATGTTGCTGCAAACGTGAATGGTGCCGCCACACCCGTATCCTTGGCCGCTGATGTTGCTGCTGCCACAGCGTTACCAATTGAAACAGCTTGGTTTATGAGCATTTCACTAAACGCAATAGCCTTTTGAAATCCTATATTCTCAACGCCCATTGCTGTTAGCATTGCGCTAATGTTGCTTAATGCGCTGAATGTGCTATTTTGAAGATCAAGTTTTGCCTTTGCCAACTTCTCTTCAGCAGTCAATTCACCCTTCCTTCTGTCTTCATTCTGCTTGGCAATCTTGTCATTGATTTCCTTGTTCAGAGCAGCCTGTTCTTCTCCATACTTGGCGCGGATTTCATTTTCAATCCGCATCTGCTCGTCCAATCTTGCCGATTCCAGACCATCAATTTCTTCTGCAAGCATTCCCATCTGTTGGGCAGCGGCAACAGCTGCTTGAAATTTTGCTTCTTCTGCAGCCAAGGCATCGTCAATTTCCTTCTGCATCATTTCTTCCGCAGACATTGGTTGTCTTTCTGCCAGATACTCTTCCAACAGTTGATCAGCAGCAATCTTGGCTTCTGCAATCTTGAATGCTGCATCTGCTTCAGCCTGTGCTTCTTCTTCAAGTTGCTTGATTCTGTCCTTGGAAATTTGTATGCCTTCCAACTTCAAGGAATTTTCATTGGCCAATTGCTCTGACCTTTGGCCTGTGATTCTTTCATTGATGTCAGCTATTTCCTTGCGAGCATTGATCACTTCAACTTCTGCGTCAATGGAATCCTTGTTGATTGACTGTTCCAACAATGCCAATTCCAAACGCTTGTTAGACAACTTCAATTCTTCTGCTGCCTGTTCATCTAAGATTCCACCAAGTCTGACATTGGCTGCTTGCCTTTCTTCAATGGTCTTGCTGACATCGTCACGGATCTGCCTTTGGATTTCCGCTTCTCGTTGATATTGTAGCATCAACAATTGTTGCTGTGCTTCCGCTAACTTCACTTCATTCCGTAATTCAACCAACTTGTTGGCCGTGTCCAATGCTCCATCACCTGCTGATGCAACTGCATTGCCAAAGTTTGTGAATGCTGTGAAGACATCTTTCAAAGAAAAAGATGACAGATTTCGAAGTTCACCAATCAATGTACTGACTGCATTGAACACATTATTGAAGACAATTTCAACTGTTGTGAACACCTTGCTCAATGTATCGGCAACTTTCTGGTTACCCATCAACAAGTCCTTCAAAAGTTGGAATGCTTCAGTCAACAAAAAAACAATTCCTGTTGCCGATGCTAATGTTTTAAAACTTGTTCCAAGACCTTTTATTCCCTTGGACGCACCTTCCGCACCTTTTTCAGCAGATTTGAATCCGCCTTCCATCTTCTTCTGAAGATCACCTGTAGTTTTCTTCAGATCTTCCATTTGCTGCTTCAGATCTTCAATCTCAGAAGCAGCATCTTTAGTTTTTACGTCAACTTCAACAGCAATTCTTGTGGCCATTACGCAGGTATTAATCTATAGTGAACGTAAATGGTAATGTCGGAATCACCCGCAGTTGGATTGCCTGTTCCAACTTGGACCAATAGGTCAGCATTGGCAAGTATCTGTGTAGATGTCGCAAGTGCCGGTGTTGATTTGTCCATGCACAGAGTGTTGCTAACGGATGAATTGATTCTGGCCTGTGCTTGCACAGATGTTGCTCCCGAAGTAATCAATTGCAAATCTGTGTTGGTCGCATACGCTGTTGTGTTGAAATCCAATTTTCTGCTTGCAGATACAACTTCAATGGCATATCCGGACACAGCAGACACAATGGTCAATGGTGTGCTGTTCAATGTCAGCACATCTGCTGATGCAATCGTCAATTCAGCACTTCCACCGATGCAGAAGACACCATCATCGCCACGTGACCAGATGACGTTGTCAGCTTGGTTGATGAACAATTCACCTTTGTAGATGTCAGTCGCTATCCATGCAGGTGATGGTTGTGTGTGATCATCCGATGGTGCCACAGTTGGAACAGTTCCAGATATGGTTGACCTTTTAATCTTAATTCTTGAATCTTGTGTTGCCATTGATTAGTTTATGTTTTGGCCCCCATCTATTGTATAAATAGATGAATCGCCATATTGTATCTGAACTTCATCTTCAATTCCATCGACAACGTAGATGGTGCCACCTGCATCTGTTGCCCGAACTTCATCTTCTCCACCTTCTATGATGTAGCCATTCATCTGCTCTTCACCATTGATGATGGTCACGTTTGACCTGCTGACCTTGGCACCATCTGTGGCAATGATGCGCACATTGTGCAATCCTGCACCAACTTCGTTTCTGTCACCAATGATGGTTATGTTGCTGCCACCTTCACCAACCTTGTTGTCATTACCTTGCACCATGAATGTTGTTGTGCTGTCACCTACACGATTGCGCTGACCAGACACCTTGCCGCCATTGAACTGCGGATAAAGGTTGCCACTTCTCTGCACCTTCTTCACAACAGGTGTGTTGATCTTCGCCAATCCATCTGCCACCTTCTTTGGTTGACCAACTTGGAATGTGTCAACTTCCAATGGCTCCTTGACTATGACCTTGAACAGCTCCACTTTTGTCAACTGTTCCTTGAATGGATTGTAGTCTTTAATTTCGTTAATCCGCCAATAGCTGTTGTCAATCTGAATCTGGTCACGAAAATCAAGATTCATTATGTCCAAAGGTTCCAAGTAGAACATTGCTGTCATCAGCTTGCTGTCCTTATTGGTTATCTCAATGACGTGATTCCTGTGGAAGACATTGAACAAGTTGGCATTGGTGTACAATAAAGTTCCTGTGTATGCATTGCCGGAATAGAACAGTTGCCTTGGAATGCCAAAGTTGATATCTTGTTGTGGAATGATGCCACCTGTTCCAGGATGTGTCAGATGACCTGCGTAAGGATAGGATGACTGTGGCACATTGATGGTGACAAAACCATTCTGTGTTGCTTGCCGATATCTGAAAATCCAATCTGGATTGCTTGGAATCAATCCACCATAATACAACAATCTGATGTTGTGTTCAGTTTCGGCCACACCTTCTTCAATGTCTTCATTGTATATCTTGCCAATGATGCGATTGCTTGGGTTGTCATTTACCATTGGTGTTGCAGAGAACACAACTTCCATTTCATTGGTTCCAAGTTGGAAGTCATTATCAACTTCTGCCTTTGCCCTTCCGTAAACATGACCAAAGCTGTCATTGTAACGCTTGTTATAATAGTCATCATCTTCCGCATATGTGTAGACAAATTCATTGCCTGTCAGAAGACCTAATGGCTGCAATGTCACATCCTTGTCTCTGGCCATCTTATATGTCCAATCCTTCACCTTGCCAGATGCGTAGAACGTGTCACGTGTTTCAATCAGAAGATTGCGTTCATCATTAGGATCAATGGTGACGTACAAATTGAACATCTGAATGACCGACAGCAGCAGGTCC